GACAACTTTTCTGTCTTGTCGTTCTTTGCATTAGCGTTAGCCATTATTTCCTCCATAGGTTGTTAACACTTAATTATACCATAGCGGACCTTTATTTTTACTCTATTTTTTCGTAGGAAAGACCCATTCCAATTCCAAAACCAGCCTTTTGTGCATTTTGTCCTTGAAGAGCAACTATGTCGTTTGCATCTTTTGCTTGACCCTTACTAAAAACTCTTGCCTTTAAGTCTTCCCAAGCATCAGTTTTATTGCCTTTATCAAGGTCTACACCTTGCATTGCTGCAAGAAATTTTTTATGATTATAATCTTCTTCTCTTTTAATATTTAATATTGATGTTAATTCTGGCATAGATAAAGATTTTTCTAGTTCTTCATAATCTTTCCAGATTCCCAAAAGAAATACCTCAGACTCTAATTTAGCAAGATCTAGGTTTTCCCATGTATCTCCACTTTTTTCTGCTTGTTCTTTTACTGGTTCTTCTGAGTCATCATTAATTTTAATTCCCGCTGCAAGATCAAGTAGTTTATAGATTGATTTTAAATCTATGTGATTTTCAAACTCTTCAATTGAGTTTGCTATTTGTGGTTTATATTGTTTCATACAGTGCATTGCACATACTGCTAATGCGCTTATTGCTTCATAATCATTTTTAGATGCCCTGACATTTTCAAACTCATCCATAAGTCTTCTAAGATACTTAATCTTAAGTGGAGATATTTCTAACTCTTCTCCATCGATTAGATTGATATATCCTAATTTATATATTTCTGTTGCCATTATATAAGTATACCAAACAGAAAGGCCCAGATTTTTAGTCTGGGCCAATCTTATATTAAGTTATATTATGCTGGTGTTACTGTACGATCAACGATCTTACCGTATGAACCTGCATCGTTTGGAAGTAGACGGAATGAAACTTCAAACATTGTTGCTTCATCACGCTTTGCAGATACTGATACATTCTCAATTGATAGTGCACGGTATGCTACATAAATTCTTTCCAATTCTGATCCAAGTGCACAGTCACCTGTACCTGGACCTACTGCTACAAGACCACGCTCAACTGGACATTCACCAAGGTTTCCTGCCTTCAAGTTAAGTGTTGGATTTCCTGCTACAGTATTTAGATCATCATCTGATGCTGCGATAGCAACAAGAAGATTCTCAAGTGTTGACTCAGCAAATGTAGTATTTAGATTTACCTGCATACCCTGCTTGTACAACTTTGCAACGTCTAGAACCTGGTCTACTTGAACCTCACCAAAATCAGGTTGGAACTGAATTTCCAAACCGTTCATGGTGTAACCGATGTTGCGGAAATCTTCATCTGCATCATTAAGTGTTGTTGCGTACTTAACGCCACTTGCATATGCTGGAAGATCGCCGTCTACCATCTGGCCTGCTTCAAAAGTCCAGAGTTGCGCTGCGCCTACGATAATGTTACTGCTATTACCTAAAGCCATATTCTTTCACCTCTTTTTTCTTTATGGAATAAAGGGCTTGTTTCCTCAAGATTAATTATAGCACCTTTTTTAGATTAGTTATTTATGATATCTTGACGCTGGTGGTAATCATAGTCAATGATCATCTTATTACCGCCAAAGGTACGTGCTGTTCCAAAGTCAATAATGTCTCTTACTTCTTCTAACTGGTAAATCTTAAAGTTATGAAAATAGAACTTACAAGTCATACCATCAAAAGTCTTATCTTTTGCCCAGACATTTATATCCTGTGCAGTTTCATCCCCACGATCCATTAATCTTAAAACTGCCTCCTGTACTTGAATCATATTTTCTGTAACATTTTCTTGAGTAGCATAAAAATAATAAAGAAGTTGCTCACACTTAATATGTGGAAATGGAGATCTTCTCATTCTTATTAGTCTGTCAAATACGGCAACTACACCCTGATAAGATAGCCTCTCTCCATTTATAACTACCCACTGCTCTGTCAAATCATCAATAGTGCTTGGCATTGTTGGGAAAAATGGCATTGCTATTTCCGTGTTATTAAAAATTTTTTCCTGCAGATATTTGTTTACCCATAAGCCTGGAGTATTTAATGTTGATGTTGGACTAGCCATTATGCAATCCTCGCATTCGCTACCCAACGATACCCTACATTAAGACCATGAGATCTTCCTGCACGAGAACCTTGAGGCAAATTCTTTTTATAAACTACTGGCTTATTGAAATATTCTGCTAAGCCACTAGATCTTAAAAACGCTTGTGAAAAATATCTTCCAAAAAATGTATCAAATACTTGAGCAAACTTACCTGCAGTATTTCCTCCAGGATTATCAACTACAACTGGGCTCTTTGTATAAACAACTTCTCCGCCAACTTCAAATCTTAAAGCCTGTGCTTTTACTGGTGCAATAGTTACTGACTGTCCAGATTCCATAATTGATGCCTTGTTGTAAAATGGAACACGAGAGCCATTTTTAATAGTTGTTGACTGTTTAAATTCTGTTATAAATGAAAGTCCAAGATTGCTTACTGTGTACTTGATATCAAATAGTCTTGCATTGGAGTCTCCCGTTTGGTACCATTCATAGATATGGTGCAGTGATTGTTCATCTACCCTTGCATTTGAGTCAATGTATTGTGATGCAAGTTCTGCAATTTCTGGACCAAGATTATTTAAAAACTGCTTCTTACCATTTTGAACACCATCAAGAAAACCTGTTGAGTAATCTATAATATTCTTCATTTCTTTATTAAATGCTCTTGCATCAAATGCTAATTTCATACATCCACCGCCTGATTCTCAGATCTACGGATAACTAAATTATAATACTCAATTCCACCAAATGGGCCAACAAAAGGCTCCTGTGTTGCAATTTCAAATATTGTAGACTTACCTGATCGTGGACCAGATGTTTCTGTGTATATATAATTACAGTTCTTATCACGAACATTAGTCAGAATGATATTTGTTATTGAGTGAGGGGAATCTAAACTTGAGATTCTAAGGTCTGTCTTTACTCTTCCAATAAGGTGAGTCTTTTGTGTTATATTAACATTAGGAGTTATTTCTTCTTTACCTGCAGAGCCTACAGCATTAAAGTTGGCAGCAATAGTCTTGTCTAAAATCCAAGTCTTCTTAACATTTCCGTACGTACCCTGCTCAACAATTGGATAATATATGTCTGCCTGCATAGGGAAGATAAAGTCTGGCTCTTCGCATATCATTAGATTATCCCTGGTTTAAGAATAGTATTTGAGTACTTATCTAATATCTTATCTACTAGCATGTTTCCAGTTCCATCAAGAACTGACTTATCAAATTGAATTCTAAACTGATCTGTATTATATGCTGTTACATATCTCTTGTAGTAATCAAGTTTACCGCACTTAATATCTTCCATCAATACTTGTGTTGCATATTCAACATCTGATGGAATTGTTTTATATCCACTATCGATAACAAAGGTATAGTCATATCCTTCTGGGAATGCAACAAATGCTCTTCCATAATAGCCCAAATCTCCTCTTCCAACTGGTAAGTTTGGAAATGACTGCTCTGCTCTATTATATAAACCAGAAACAGTTCTTTGGATTGCAGAGTTATCCAATGTAATAACATACTCAAACTCATTTGATTCTGGTGTATCAACATCATATACTAAAATATTATTTTCATAAACTTTTAAAATTTTATTTGTGTCATACCACAATGGGAAATAGTCAGATCCCTGACCTACTGCTTGAATAATTTGTTTGTGATTATAAAAACCATTTGGAATAATGGTATCAATAATGGATCTTGATACTAACTCAAGCATTCTGTATTCTGTGATTTCAGATGCAGTTGATGCAAGTTTATTTGCATTTACATATGGTCTAATAATGTCTAAATTTTCTTCATACAATGTATGTATATGCTCTGCATCATAAAATTTAATGTAAAACTTTCTGTCGTACTGAACTTTTTCTAATGGTAGGATATACTCAACTATTCCATTAGCATCTGAAGTTACCTCTGTTTCAACGACTGAGTGGTCCACCAGATCCTCAACATATTGGATATAGTTATAATTTGCATAAGGCAAATTCCAAGTTGTTGTAATAGGATAAGGTGGAACTCTCATGACCTCCATGAATTACTGACCGAATTCCTTTGCGACTTCCTCTGGTGTTGCTACACGAATGTGTGAGCGAGTTAGCCACTGGTCTGCTGCATCTTTTTCAACAATGTTATATCCACGGTAGACCTTGCCTACTCCTGTCCATGTAACATTCTTAGTTGAATGTAATGCAACTGTTTCTTTCTTTACTGGCTTTGATGCTTCCTTCTTTTTTGCAGGTGCCTTGGCTGCTGTTGTAGCACCAATGACTCCCTCTGCAACTGAACCTAGAGCCTGAACTTCTTCAGGTGCTGAATATGCTGGTGCTGTAATAGCATCTGGCTCATTCTGTAGGTGTGGTGGAACAAAAGCCTCTTCTGCAACTGGAGCCTCAACAATAGGTTCTGCAACTGGAGCCTCAACAACTGGTGTCTCAACTACTGGTGCTTCTACTACTGCTTCTTCTACAATTGGATTTTCATTAATATTTTCCATGATTCCTCCTAAATAGTATTATATCATTATAAGTTAATAAGGGGAGCAGGAGAATTAACTCCTACTCCCCCTAAAAGTGTACTGTTTACAGATTATGCATCTGCTGCAGCATCAGCGAATGCGATTGCATCCTGCTCTTCCCACTGAATACCGAAGCGAACGAATACTGTATATTCTACTGTATCCTTCTTTGGCTTGTACTCACGGTTTACAGTGATGTCACGCTGGAATCCCCAAACACGGTTCTGTGGGAATGTCAAGTCGACATATCCTGCAGGGTAGTAAGGAACTTCCTGTACATCGATTCCTAGAACACGAGTTGTACGTGCTCCACCGAATGTCTGTGCTGTACCATCAAGGTATGCCTGACGGTTTGCAGGTGTACCTGCTGGTGTACCAGCAAATGCTTCTGCGATTGCATCTGCCAAAGTACCATTATTCTTAATGATTCCCTGGAATGCGTCTGTACCAGCATAGAACTTCAAGTTAGACTTGATAGCACGATACTTGCGTGGCATTGCTAGAATGATCTTCTGCATTGCATCTGTTGTCCAGTTATCGTTAGATACTGTAACAACTGCTTCGTGAGCATCTCCGTCAGTCTTAACATGGTTTACGAAACCATTCATGATTGACAAGAAGTTGCCTGTTGCGCCATCGCCATTGATTGCAAGGTCTTCGATATCATTACCGAAAGCATTTGTCATCAAACGGACAATGTGATCTTCTAGTGCTGCACCTTCGATGTTATCTTCTAGTGCTTCTGCAGATACTTCCCAGTCAAGACGAATCTTCTTT